AGCCGCTTGCTCAGCTCATAGTTGGAGATGGCCCCGCCGCCGGAAGAGGCCGCTCCCCAGCTCACGGATACATTGCTCCCCCCCTTGGGCGGGTGGGGTGATACGCTGATGCTGGACGGAGGGCTGACGGTGATGGCCGTCCGATCCGAGTACCAGTAGTTCCCGCTGACCCCGTCTTGGGGGTAGGCGTTGGGGCTCTCGGAGTAGATGTATTCAATGAAAGAGCCCTGTGTTGCACCAGATGGCGTAACTTTATAAAGAGTTGAGGGATTACCAAAAGTCGATCCTTGAACCTGTGCGAATCCATACTCACCACGGAAGAAAGTCTGTTCATCTCCCCCGGATGATTTGTACACATAATCAAAACTAGGCGCGGTAGTAACGCTGAGGGGCGTACACATACAATAGCCGCCTACCACGGTCCCATATACGTTCGCACTAAGGTTGGTCCGAGTTGGGTTATTTAATGTGATTTTATCGGCCGTCACAGTGATGCTATCCGAATGCCAAACATACCCACAAGGGGACTTAGATGGGTCATAGTTTCCACTTTCCCGTACTGCTCCTGATATTTCCGTTGATACAGCTGCATATTCAATGTGAGACTTTTCCCAACGATAATACGTCGCCACACCTACACCCCCCTGTTATAGCTGACCTTCCGGTCCAGGTAGTATGTCCCGTCCCTCCGGTCCTCCGGCTCCACCGCCGGCGGCATCTCCACGATGGACCCCGCCATCCCGTACAGCGCCAGGAACGCCTCGTCAGGGGTGTTTACATCCCCTAACAGCACACGGGTCTCCGGGCTCAGGGTCTCCCCCTTCGTATAGTAGTTCTCTTCCAATTCCTTGATGGTCACATAGATCAAAGAACGCTCCAGCTCGCATTTGACTGCATCTACGTCTCCAACAACGACCGGAACAACAACATTCTTCTCGACTGTCTCCTCTGAGGCTGCCGGGATATAGTCCGCCGTATCATATGCATTTTGATAGCAATACAAAATATCCCTGTCCGGGTCGTTTGGATCCTCGACCATCACGCCGATTTCCTTCCATCGAAAACCGCCCAATTGGGCATTTGAAAATGACCCAGAGATCTCCACATACCCTTTTCGTTTCGTGACTGCGGCAGGAATGTCAATGACAGGCTGTTTCAGGTCGGTGAGGCCAGGTATCTCATCGGGGCCCGATATCTCACCGCTTCCCAGCTTGATTGCCTTAAACTTCATCTGTTTTCCGGCCATATTTTGATAGTAAATTTCTTTTCCTGCCTCAGTTAATTTTGGAGCCAGAAATGCCATTTCGATCCCTCCTATTCAATCTCCGCTAGGTTCAGCCTGATAAAATCCCCGGTATGAATCCAATGGCCTACATAGATCTCAGCTGCCGGTGTGGCAAGTTCCAGGATGATCTCATCCAGCCAGGATGACAGGCGTTTTATAGATGCAAGGACGCGCCGAAATTCTTCGATATCTTTTTGATTGATAGAGGCATTTCCCGTCCTTATTTTGAAGTGGTGCGGCTTTCCGCCATACTCGAACCATTCCTCGATATGCCCAGTTTCAAAGATGGTTTCAATGATCCGGTTTACCGCCGCCGGCGTCCCCATCTGCGTGTAAAACAGGAGGGCCCCCTGGATCAGCGCCCGCTTGGTTTTCAGGGAATAATTTTCGTCGTAGGACGGGGTGCGCAGTTCCACGGCCATGTAGTCCAGCAGGTATTCCGGCATGGTTTCAATGGCCGCATAGGTCCGGGCCGCGTCGGAGTAGGCGCACAGTTTTTCGATCTGCCGCCCCACCGCATAGGCAAAAGCCTGGGTTTCCACCTGGCTGGCCAGGTTCGCCGGCAGTATGTCCGTGAACCGGCTCCCGGAAAGTTTAATCATCCTCCAGCCCCCCGTATGTGACCACGGCCGCCCCCTGGAGGGCGGAAACCTCGGTTTTCCCCACGGCGGTGTATGCGGGGGCCGTCACGGTCACGCGCTTGGCCCCGGCCTCCATGACCATGTGGGTCAGTTGGGAGGGGTTCACGTCCCGGCCTATGGCCCGCTGCCATGTCTTATAATCTTCCACGGCCTGCGCCACCGCCGCCTGGATGGTCACGGCCTTGGCGCTGTCGCTCCGGTTGATGTAGTATGTCAGGTTGATGGTGTACTGGACTTCCTCCGGGGCCGCCACCCGCACCAGGTCCGTCATGGGCCGGATCGTCTTGCCCTGCAGGTATCCCTCCATTCCCTCGATCATTTCTTCCCCGGGGGTGGACCCGTCGGCCATGATAAACACAATATCGACGGTGCCCGCCTCCTGGTCGCTGGTGGCCTCCACGTCGCCCACGGCGGGGCTGTACGCCTTGGCATGGTAGATGTACCCGTCCTCCGGCCCGGCCGTAGAATAGGCGCCAGGGGCCAGGAAAACCCGTTCCGCCAGGTCTGCGTCGCTCTCGATCTCCGCGCCGCCCTCGGTGGCCGTGGTGTTGCTCACGCTGGCCACATAGGGTATTGGGTCCACAATGGTGGTCAGTTCCCCGATGGCCAGCCCGTTTCCGTCGGTCCCCGCCACGGTGCAGGTGGCCGGCACGTCCACCGTGGTGGACCCCGCCGGGATCTCCGCGTACACGTCCGTGGCGAAGTAGATGGACCCCGCCGTGGAAACGCGGGTCCCCTGGGGGATCCCGGTGGCCGTGTCCCGCTCCGCCGAAAGGGTAAAGCGCAGGGTGGTGGTGGCCGCCGCGGCCGGGTTGCGCGTCACGCCCTTAAAACTGGCCAGGTTGTCCAGAAAGTCCGAATAGGAGTATTTCAGAATGTTCTGCTTTCCTTGGCGGTCAATGTACTGCATGGCCTGGTAGATCTGCGCCGCCGCCGCGTAAAGTTCCATCCGGTGTACGCTGGACCGCTCCAGGTTCACCGTCTGTCCCGTTGCCTCGGAAATAAAACTTTCATAGTCCGCCACCATTTCCTGCCGCACCTGGTCAATGGTCTTGTTGTCAATAAAAGAAATGTCCGGCAGGCTCTTGATCGCGTTCATTTCGTCAGGCACTTGTGATCACCACCTTAGCGATTAGATTTCCCTGTGCGCCGGCGCCCCAGGCGACTTCCTGGACCCGCACGGTGGGGATGAACTTGGCCACCTTCTCCGTGACCTCCGCCGTGTATAGGCTCTTTGCGGCCTCCGGCGGCATGTCCACAAAATCCATGTTCAGGCCGAACTCCCGATCCAGCGGCATGGTGCCCTCCCGCGTGGACAGCAAAAGGGCCAGTTGCCGGTCCAGTTCCGCCATGTAGTCCCCGGCGAAGGTGTATTCTAATTTGAAGTCATAGACGCCGGTTTCGTTCATGTGTATTCCTCCAGGGTTATGGTCATAGTGGCCCGGGCCAGTTCCCCGCGGTTATAGATCACGTCCCAGGTTTCGCTGGATCCGGTCAGTCGGACCGGATTTTTTCCCACCGGCCTGGTGCCGATCACCAGGCGCTCCGCCGTCC